TGTAGAACCGGTTGGTGGTAAATCTTACGACAATGTTAGGGAGAGTGGGCTAATTATTAGCACATCAAAAGAAGACCATAAGGCCACCAATAGGTTCGCTACAGTAATTAATATACCAATTGGCTATGATGGTCCAATTGAGGCAGGCGATACGCTTGTCGTTCACCATAATGTATTTAGAAGCTATTATGACATGAAGGGTAAGGAGCGCAAGTCAATGTCGCACCTTAAAGATAATTTATACATTGTAGATTTCGATCAGTTCTTCTTGTACAAAAATAATGATAGTGAATGGATGGCCCACTCGCCTTATTGCTTTGTGGAGCCAATTGAGAAGCAAAAGGATCTGTCTGTATTTGAGGTTGGCGTAGAGCAGCCATTAATTGGTAAGCTTGCGTATGTTAGTGACAAGATTGATATCCCTGCTGGCACATTGGTATCGTATCAGCCTGACACAGAGTACAGGTTTGATATTGACGGAAAAAAACTGTACAGAATGTTTGAGAGAAATATTTGCATCGTATTATGACAACTGAAGAATATAAATTAAAAATAATCAAGGCAGGCGAGATGGCTATCAAAGAACTTATTAAGGTTGCTGAAGAGCAAATCTTGACAGGTGATGAGGGTGATGTATCTGCTGACAAATTAAAAAATGCAGCAGCAACCAAGAAGTTGGCTATCTTTGATGCGTTCGAGATCCTATCAAGGATAGAAGAAGAGCGTAACATGATCACGGGCAACGTTCACATCCAAGAGAAAAAAGGTGGCTTTGCTGAGAGAAGGGGCAAATAATGCTATACACAATTGAGAAAGAAATTATTAGTGCGAAGGTTATCGAGAAAGGTAACCTTACAAATAGCTGGAAGTATGGCCACAGTGATAAATATGATGTTGTCATTATATCAAAAGATGGAACCATCGGTGAGATATATAACATTAATGGTGTTAACATAGCCTTGCCGGCTAAGCCTGAAGAGGTTGAGAATAGAAGTAATCACTGGGAAGTTGTTGAGTATCCTAGAGAATTACAAAAGATTAAGACAATCTTTGATTGGGACAGAACTGATAATAAGTTCAAAGCTAAATGGGATGACTACATAGATCAAGAGTTCAATCGTAGAGATAATGGCTTCTGGTTTATTAATAATAGCATCCCGACATATATCACTGGCACACACTATATGTACTTGCAGTGGAGTAAGATAGACGTTGGTCTACCTGATTTCCGTGAGAGTAACAGGATATTCTTTATATTCTGGGAGGCTTGCAAGGCTGACGATAGGTGCTTTGGTATGTGCTATCTAAAGAATAGACGTTCAGGTTTCTCATTTATGAGCAGCTCTGAGATGGTCAACCAAGCGACAATCACAAAGGATGCAAGGTTTGGCATCTTATCAAAGACGGGAGATGATGCAAAGAAAATGTTCACAGACAAGGTCGTGAATATATCGTTGAGCTATCCATTCTTTTTTAAGCCAATACAAGATGGTATGGACAAGCCAAAGACTGAGCTTGCGTATCGTGTGCCGGCATCTAAGTTCACAAGAAAGAGCATTGCCAAGGCTGAGGAGGATCACTTAGAGGGTCTTAATACCACAATTGACTGGAAGAACACAGGTGACAACAGTTATGACGGAGAGAAGTTGCGGATGCTCATCCAGGATGAAAGCGGTAAATGGCTTGCACCTAATAACATACAGAATAACTGGCGTGTAACCAAGACGTGTTTGCGTCTGGGTAGTAGGATCATTGGTAAGTGTATGATGGGTTCTACGTCGAATGCGCTTGACAAGGGTGGTTCTAACTTTAAAAAATTATACGAGGACTCTGATCCAAGGAAGAAGAATGAGAACGGGCAAACCAAGAGTGGCTTGTATTCATTGTTTATTCCAATGGAGTGGAACTTTGAAGGGTATCTTGACGAGTATGGTCACCCAGTATTTAATACTCCATCTAAGCCTATCAAAGGTATTGATGGCAGAATGATTAAGATTGGTGTAATTGAGTACTGGAATAATGAGGTTACCTCTTTGAAGAGTGACTCAGACTCATTGAATGAATTTTACAGGCAGTTCCCACGCACGGAGTCACACGCGTTCAGGGATGAGAGTAAGGCATCTTTGTTTAATCTTACGAAGATCTATCAGCAGATTGACTACAATGACTCATTGATCAAGGACAGAGTTCTCACAAGAGGTTACTTCCATTGGAAAGACGGTGTGAAGGACAGCCAAGTTATTTGGACACCAGACAATAAGGGTAGATTTATGGTATCATGGGTTCCGCCAGAGAATTTAAGAAATAACTTTATTAAACGAGGTAGTTTATTCTATCCAAGTAATGAGCATCTTGGTGCGTTTGGATGTGACCCATATGATATATCAGGTGTTGTAGGTGGTGGTGGATCTAACGGATCACTCCATGGCATGACGAAGTTCAGCATGGAGGATGCTCCAAGCAACCAATTCTTCTTAGAGTACGTGGCAAGGCCACAGACGGCAGAGATATTCTTTGAGGAGGTATTGATGGCGTGTGTGTTCTATGGTATGCCGGTGCTTGTGGAGAATAACAAACCAAGACTACTATATCACTTCAAGAACAGAGGCTACAGAAACTTTGCATTAAATAGACCAGATAAGCCCATCCACAAGCTCTCTAAGACAGAGAAAGAGATTGGTGGGATACCTAACTCATCTGAAGACGTAAAGCAAGCACACGCGTCAGCTATCGAGACATACATCGAGAAGCACGTTGGCATAGACTTTGAGAATGTGTACAGAGATGCTGACGAGATGGGGTCAATGTATTTCACAAGGACACTTGAGGACTGGGCAAGATTTGATATAAATAATAGAACTAAATTTGATGCAACGATTAGCAGCGGTTTAGCGGTAATGGCAAACCAAAAGCATTTATATGTGCCAGAAAAAAAAGAATCAAAAATAAGCATTAAATTTGCGAGATACCAAAACGAAGGTTACAATAGTAGGATAATAGACAAATAATGGATCAAACAACTCAAGAATTAATAAGCCCAACCTCATTTCCAAGTCAGTTGGCTACTGATGCAGACAAAGCGTCCAAGGAATATGGTATTAAAGTGGGACGAGCCATCTCTTATGAGTGGTTCAGAAGAGATACTAATTCTTGTCGTTTCTATAACCAGTGGATTGAGTTTCATAAGTTAAGACTATACGCCCGTGGTGAACAGCCTGTACAAAAGTACAAGGATGAGTTAGCCGTTGACGGTGACTTGTCTTACTTAAATCTTAACTGGGAACCAGTTCCAATTATCCCTAAGTTTGTCGATATCGTTGTTAACGGTATGTCTGACAGAATGTACGCAGTAAAGGCATTTGCTCAAGATGAGTTAGCTGCCGGCAAGCGTTCAGGTTACAAAGAGATGATTGAGAAGGACATGGTAGCAAAAGACTTCTTGGTGCAAACGCAAGAACAATTTGGTATCAATGCCTTCAATACGAATCCTAAAGATTTGCCAGAGAACGATCAAGAGCTCAATCTACATATGCAGCTTAACTATAAGCCTGCGATTGAGATTGCTGAAGAGATTGCGATTGATACATTGTTTGAACAGAATAGATATCAAGAGGTTAAAAGACGTGTTGATTATGACATGACTGTCTTGGGTATCGGAATGGTTAAGCACACGTTCCAAGCAGGAGCCGGCATTAGGGTTGAGTACGTTGACCCTGCGTCTGTTGTTTATTCATACACAGAGTCTCCAACATTTGATGACTGCTTCTACTATGGAGAGATCAAGCAAGTGCATATTGGTGAGTTAATTAAAATTGACCCGACCATTACCAAAGAGGAGCTTGATAAAATATCTAAGTTAAGTAGTATCTGGTTCACTCAGTACAATATTATTAGACCATACAGGAACACATTGTTCGACAGAGATGTCGTAACATTATTATATTTCAATTATAAAACCGATAAGAAATTTGTTTACAAGAAGAAGTTTTTGGATAATGGTGGTACTCGTGTCATTCGCAAGGATGAAAACTTTAACCCACCAACTGGGACTGACGAAAGATTTGAGAAAATAGAAAAGAGAATTGACGTATGGTACGAAGGTGTCATGGTGTTAGGCTCAAGCTATTTACTTAAATGGGAACTCAGTAAGAACATGGTTAGACCAAAGTCTGCGACGCAGTATGCTTTGCCTAACTATATTGCCATGGCCCCAAGAATGTACAAAGGTGTGATTGAGTCATTGGTTAAGCGTATGATTACGTTTGCTGATTTGATTCAAATTACGCATCTTAAATTACAGCAAGTTATTGCTAGAGTTGTGCCAGATGGTGTATACATTGATGCTGATGGTATGAACGAGGTTGACTTGGGTAATGGTGCAAACTATAATCCAGAGGACGCACTTAAGTTATACTTCCAAACGGGTAGTGTCATTGGTCGTTCTTACAATCAAGATGGCGAGTTCAACCAAGGCAAGATTCCAATTCAAGAGTTAAACTCAAATAGCGGCCAAGGAAAGATCACAGCGTTGATTAATTCTTACAACCATTACTTGAGTATGATTAGGGATGTAACTGGCTTAAACGAAGCGAGAGATGGTTCTATGCCTGATCCAAGATCTTTGGTTGGTGTACAGAAGTTAGCTGCGCTTAATTCAAACACAGCAACAAGACATATCTTAGACGGAACGTTATTCATTACAAAGAGATTAGCGGAGGCATTGTCTTGCCGTATCTCTGATGTGCTTGAGTATTCTGAGTTTAAGGAAGAGTTTATAAACCAAATTGGTAAGTACAATGTTGGTGTATTAGAAGACGTAAAAGATTTATATTTACATGATTTTGGTATCTTTATTGAAGTATCTCCGGACGAAGAGGAGAAGTCTCAGCTTGAGGCTAACATCCAAGCGTCGTTACAACGTGACCAGATTGATCTTGAAGACGCTATTGATATTCGCGAAATTCGCAATATTAAATTAGCAAATGAGCTTTTGAAATTAAAGCGCAGAAAGAAACAAGAGCAGGACATGGACCGTGAAAAACAAAAGATGGAGATGCAAACGCAGTCTAACATCCAGTCTTCTCAGGCAGCAGCACAAGCTAGCTTACAAAAGGTTCAGGCAGAATTCCAAGCTAAGGCGCAATTAAAGCAAGCTGAGTCAGCATTTGATATCGAGAAGATGAAGCAAGAGGCTCAACTTAAAATGCAGTTAATGCAAATGGAGTTTGAGATGAATATGCAATTGAAGGGCTTAGAAGTTAATGCTGCAAAGACAATTGACCAAGAGAAGGAAATGGCGAAGGATAAGCGTATTGACATCCAAAGCACACACCAATCAAAGTTAATTGAGCAGCGTAAGAAAGACTTGCCAGCCATTGATTTTGAATCAAGCGAAGACTCTTTAGATGGTTTTGATTTGGCTCAATTTGAACCAAAATAAAAATCACTATTTTTGTAGCGAAAAATTAATCAAATAAAATATATGGAGAATTTCACATCAGTAAAAGCTGTGAGTTT